TTTCAATTTCAATAGTATCTTCAGCTTGTACTCTCATTAAATCTAGCAACTGATTATACTTTCTATTGCTGTATCTATTTTGATTTTGAAATTTTCCTCTTACACTATATGCCATATGTGTCCTTACGTAAAGATGTTCGTCTAAAATTTACCAATTTTTCCTCTATCAAGTCAAGTTGAACAGCCATAAACAACCTATTACTTTGGTATAACATTGGTACCATCTGCTGTTTGTTCAAATTCATTTGCTTCAGTGTTAGCATTCCCTGACTCAGGAACAGAACCAAAGAACTTTTCTCCTTCAGCAACTCTTACTCCACCCTTAAATACTTTTACCGCATTCTTCTTAGGTTTCTTTACATCTGAAAACTTTGCAAAGTTTTTTACCTCTTGTATTTCAGGACTACTAAACTCTAACTCAAACAGTTTGCCAAATTCTTTTCTAATTAGTTTCAATCTACCTCTGTGAAATGTTAATACCTCTTCACCGTTTCTAAGTTGTTCTTTTGAAACAGGTCCTTTCTTTAATGGTCTGTTCACTATCTAACTCCCTTTCTTCTATACACTACAGTAATATCCTCTAGCTCAAAATCTGCCTCTGCTGTACCTGTAATCTTAAACTGCATAGATTTACAGTTCTCTACTGTTGTAGGCACAAAGGATGTTTGTGTCATTGTACCGCTTGTGCTTAATGCAGTGCTTGAAAACTTGTTTGTCCCTGGAAACGCACCACCATCATAGGCTACTGCCAATGTTAGATTGTCCCCCGCTTTGTGTGTTACATAAACTTTTTGTAATCTTTTATCAGATGATGGCACACCAAAGTCATATTCTTTTGTTTTGATTTCTATGGTATGTGAAGCTGAAGTTGTATTAAATCTTCTCATCTCTCCTGTTTCATCCATCAGGCATAGCTCTTGATTGAATCTAATAAAGTTAGAAACATTGTCACCAACTAACACACTTGATGTATCTATGTTTACAATAGACTGTGTTACTACATCATAGATGTATCCTGCACTAGTATTAGAACTTGTATCACCTAACACGAGTATTTGATTTCTTTTTGGTATAAATCCAACCTGCACTTTCTCAGCGTTTACATTGGTTGCCCAGGTGTTATCATCAATCGCATTAGAAAGCTTCACTATGGTATCAAAGAATGCGAATAAACCGTGTTCATTTGCCCATACTAAACCTAAGTCTGTCTTTACTACTGCTCCTGGACTTGATACTCCTCTGTTCTCAAACTCTCCAACCACACTCCAATTAGCATCAGAACCAGAAGTAATATCAATAATAAATAGTTTGTTCTTTTTGTATACAAACAATCTATCTTGGAACTCCATCAGCTTTACAATCTCATCACCATCGTTTGTTCCTATATCTAAAAAGTATGACTGTGGAAATGTATCATACTTTCTTACAGGTGTATATTGTATTCTGTCTCCTAATCTTCTACCTCTGCCATCCGTGTCTTTATAAAATACATTACCCACAAATGCACGTTGGTTTGCAACTACTGCTGTATTATATCTATATGCTGTTGCTTCGTGAAAAGAGATTGCGTGTTCTTCTAAATCAAATCCATTAATAGCAGAATATGTTAGTGAGCTAGGGTTTTGTAATACATAAGCATAGTATTGGTTGGTACCAGCAGCTCCCTCTTTAGGGTCAGAAGTATGAAAGTGGGTTCCTTCATCTTGAAGTGCATCAAAGTCATCACCTAAAGTAGTTCTTGAACCTTGTTCTAAATCTACATCTAATACTAATCTAAACTCATCATCTATATCATTAAAGTTTTTAGCATATACTCTGAAGCCTTGTATAAATTTACTCATACCTGCATCTGCTATTGCCGCAGAGGTTAAGACTACTTGACCATCAGCTATATCAACGTTGGTGCTAAATGTAGATATTTTAGATTCTTGTCCATCAAAATATACATAGCTTAATCCAATGACATATTTACCTTCTGCCCATAAACCATCTACCTCTCCACTTTGTGGGCTTACTGCTTCTACTGCTACTGTAATATCTTTTGTGTCAGGGTCTCCTAAATCGTGGTATCTATCTGAAGCGGTAGGGTCGTTAGGGTCTTTTGTGTCACTTGACAATGCTGATACATCATTAGTCATATCAGGTGCTGTTAGTACAGAAGTAGTAGCGTGATATGCTGCAGCTGTTGTCTCATATACACCACCTCTTGATGGTAAAGGAACAAAGGTTGTAGTGCTTGAGGTAGTGTTTGCTTTATCTTGTACTCTCAATCCACCATTAGCATAATAGTATACAGGTTCTGTATTAGTAGGGTCAGTGTCACTATCATCTAGGTCAAGATTAAATTTTTCTGCCAAAGTTTCTGTCGGATTACCTATAAATACTTCTCCACTGCCTTTAGTATATGCAATGAACTCACCAGCAGTTATACCTGATGCTATATCTTCATCTGTTCTAAAGCTAAACAATCCTGCATTAGCAACAAACGAAGGTGAAGCAACATTCATACTAGCATCTGCACCTCCATCTGCAGCAATAAATGTATCTGCTTCAAACTTGCCAGGTGTTTTAATTCTACCTACTGCACTGACATCTATGTTCTTAGCTTCTGCTAAGAATCCTTCAGGTAAATCTTTCTGGGAGTCTTTGTTATTGACTCCACCATCATATCGTTGTATTAGTATTCCTTCTTTTGCCATTATCTTATCTCAAGTCTGGTGTTTTATTAGTTTTATATAAAAATCTCATCGGTATTCCCTCATCAAATATCATTTCATTTATAGCTCCATAATCTTCTGCTTTATCAATATTTTTAGTGATAGGGAAATCTTGGTTAAGTAATCTCTTATGTCCAATATCATAATCGTCAAACTTTAAAAAATCATCAAACTTTTCTCCAAATACAGTGTCTTGACCTCTAAGTTTATAATTTTCTATTTTGTCCATCATATAAGATTTAGGAATTTTAAAGTGTAATAATTCCCCATCTGTTCTTCCTGAGTATCTTCTTGCATTATTGTATTCTGTTGTTGCAAAAGCTGCTCTACTTGTTGTAAAATATCTATTACGTGATATTGTTCTTTGATTTAAAAATTTACTTCCTATCATTCTATTGTGTTCAGCAAAAGGATTTTTTCTAATTTCTTTCATAGAAAAATTGGGTCTAAAATATTCTCTAGGCAAAACTTCTTCTCTCAAAGGCATAAATCCTTTCATTCCTGGAGAGAGATAATTCTGCTCATTTGAAGTATATAAATCATCTAAATAGTCCTCTTTTGTTTTACCCCACTCTTTATATTGTTTAGGTCCAACTCTTTTTTCTAAACGAATTAAAGATAATGGAAACTCACCAGTCTCTTTATATCTTTTAAGTAAACCAGGACCGCCAGGACCGCCTACTTCGTTGAATATAAAATCTAACTGCTTATCATCTAATTCGTCAAACCATCTATATTGTCCTCCCACAAGATACTTTTCCCCTTTAAAATCTATTATTTTATTTGACTCATCGCTTTTTCTATATCCGTGGTATACATCTATAAGCTCTTCTCCAGCTTTCTCTGCTACCTTCATCCCTCTTTTAGCAGCCACTGCAGCACCTACTACAGGTAGGATAGAAGCATAGGACAATGCAGCGTTTCCGTGTTCTCCTTCTAGTGAGTATAATATACCGTCTGTTAAGTCAGCAATGCTTCCTGCTATTTCTGTAAACAATGCCGTTGGGGGAGAGGCTATACTTGCACCAGCAGTAGCAAGTCCAAAGTTTTGTAATGCTCTGTGAATCTTCTCTCTTCTATCCATTTCTACAGAATCAGATTGAAGTTTTCTGGATGTACGGGTAGCATTGGCAGTATTCAATGACACTGCCGCTGCCTCATAGTTAAATGATGGTGAACCTACTAGGTCCAACATTGTAGTCTTTTTCTTATCTGACACAACCGCATCCACATTCACAATTCATATCTCTCTCCTATTTTTTGTTTAAAGCTTTTTTAACTTCAGCCCAAAGCTTATCATCTAATTTATTAGATGACTTAGCTACTAACCAGTCTCCTAAATGCATTAGAATAGCTTTGATTAATTTTTCTGTACCTAAGCTTGTAAGCACTTTACTAATTATTACGTTCATTGTTATCTCCTATTTGTTACTTTTCAATACCTGCAACCTAATATCTTCTATGATTGTATCTTCATCAAACTTCATAGAAATACCAGGTTCAAATCTTTTTACTTCTTTACCATTCTTTAAAACAATAATGGTTGGCACTATTTTAATGTTCCACTCTTTTGCTATAGTAGCACCAATAGTTTTGTTCTCAATATCTATTTCTGCTATATGGCAAATCTCATCTAGCTTTTCTATATGTACTCTGTTTCCATAGTTCCAATTAGCATTCACCTGCACTACTGAGCAATTATGTACATTTAATAACTGTACTTCTTGGAAACTATCCAAAGAAACTGATTGCGAGTATAGCGATGAAGTAAAGAGTCCAAGACCCAATAACCACATACCTATCAACTTTTTCATAATTCATCCTAGTTTTTATTCATATTCAATAGAGTCTCATTAATGCTACGTGTATCGTCTTTAATGTCATCTACTTTCTCTTCAAGTTTTTCTACCTTCTCTTCAGTATTCATAATACTGTTACGAATCATTTGGTCTTTTAAATCATATTCTGTTCTACTTACTGGAGGTTCAGGAAGCTCTTTAGCTTCTTGAATATCAGCTTGTATATTAAACCATAATCCAACTACCATAAATATTGTAACAGCAATACTTATAAGCGTTTCTAAACTAAATGTAAATTTACTATCTTTACTTACTTCCATTGTATTCTCCTACCATTTAACTTTATTTGCCCAATAAGCCGCACTCATTGGACCTCTTGCTATGTTCTTCCTGTGTCTTGCTTTGAAACTTTTACGTTTCGTTCTCATACGTTTTGATTCACCAGCTTTTGGCTTACCTGCTGTTTTAGCTCCTTGCTGTCCAAAACGTATAGTCTTTATCTTACCACCTGATTTAGCAACAACCACGTGTGATTTCTTTGGATGGTTCGGTGTTCTCTTTGGTTTATTAAAACCAGATACACCTGCTCTTGCAAGTCTTGAATCTTTTTTTTTAGCCATTTCATAACCTCCAAGTTATATTAATAAAATCTTTATGTATATGTTCCACCAATAGTATGACTCATATGAAAAGGTGCAGTCCCTATATCATCATCATACAGATTGACTGAACCTGACGTGGATTGTAATGGATTGTTACTTCCACCTATTTCATCACAATCTTTCATTGGTCCACCTGCTGCACCAAACGAATTATCAAAAGCAAAACTTCCACCATTTAACAAGCTTGCTAAACTTAAATTAGTTGTTTCGTTACAATCGGTTGATACTCTTAAATGATTATACATTCCTACATTGGTGTTTGGTACTGCTGGTAATGCCATTATTCAGCATCTCTAATTGCTATATAGTCTGCTAATTCTGCTTCACACTCAGTAAGCTGTGATTCTAAATTAGCTTTTTGTGCTTCACATTGTGATATAGCTTGGTCTACTTGTTTTGTTTCAACATAGTCTACTACTGTTACATCTTTACCTGAAGCATCTTGCATAACTCTTGTATGCTTTATTTCTACTTGCTTAGGTGCATCAACCTGTACTTGTTCTTGTACTTTTTCTGCGATTACTTTAGCCATTTAACTTCTCCTCTAATTTGTTTATTTGTTTTTGTTGGTCTTTAACTGCTTCAATTAAAACACCGACTATTTTTTCATAATCTACTGTTTTAAATTCTTGTTCATTGCCTTCGTATTCTCCTGTGCAAAGAGTTTTTTCTCTTACTATATCTGGCAATACTTCTTCTACCTCTTGTGCAATAAGTCCTAAATCGTGCTGTCCTTTTCTTTTACCTTGATTCCAGTCAAACTCTACACCTCTCAATTTCATTACTTTATCTAAAGCACTATCTATTGTTTTGACATTATCTTTTAATCTTTTATCTGATACTGTAGTAGAAAAAGCAATAACATCTCCATCTGCATGAAAATCTCCATCATGTTGGAATTGAAATTCGTTAGATACTCCACCACTTCCTTGCAAATAAACATTTAATATAGATGAAGCATGACCTGCTACTAATAAAATACCTGCACTGTCTGATGTTACACCTGATTCAAAATATGTTCCATGATTGCTTGTAGA